CAGTCCAGGTCGGGATCTGTTACTATGTATTTGTCTTTTATGCCGAGGCGCTGTAGTATGTTTTGTGTCCATACTACCTGGTGGCCGTAGTTCTGCTCCATACGTAGCACCTGAAACGGGCAGCGTTGAGCGTAATACTCAAGTAGCGGTATATAGTCGCTGTTATTGTCAATAATGACAGGCTCCAGTCCGTTATTGAAGCACCAGTGTGCGAGCTGGACGGGGAGTGATATTCTATTGTAATTAATTATTAAGCACTTATATCTCATACGCTCTTCCTATATGACAGACGTGATATTGTGCTGTCGGTATTTGTTTATTATTCTCGAATGCCCGCAACTGCTGAATGAAATGGTAGTCATGCCCGTAACCTGTTTTATCCCAGGTCAGACCGAGCCTGGCTGCATGGCACAGGTTAGAGGTTCCGCAACGTCCGTACTGTGTTATGTCGGTTTGTCGCTCAACCCATTTCCCCTCATGCATCATCCAGTCGTTTGAATAGACCCAGTCCTCACCGTTGATATTATCTGCAAATGTTTTCAGGTGATCCTGCCCGTATTGGTCGTCGTTATCGAGGTAGATGATATAGTCACCTGATGCTGCCCTTATCCCGGCATTGCGTGCATTGTTACTCCATAGTCCTTCCCTCTGTGTGCGTAACAGCCGGAGGCGTTTATCGTTCTTCAGCATCCGGCTCACTATAAAGCTTGTCGCGTCACACCCGTCGGATATGACTATTAGTTCAAAGTCTTTGTAGCTCTGGGTCAGCACAGAGTTTATTGCCCTGACGAGCTTCTGTTCTTTCTTTGTGGCTGCTCCCGGGAAGTCGGCAAGCAGAGAGGGGAGGATAACTGAAAACTTCATATCTTATCAATACATGATTTTAACATTTCGTAAGTCTCTTTGCTGTATGGTGTCCTGAAGGCATTATCTTTGATATATAAGATAATATCCCTCGTGTCGGTGTCGTCGTTTATATCCGAGTCTACCCAGAATGCAGACAGATGGCTAGGACGGAAGTGTAAGTCAACAAGCTCCATGCAGTTCTTGTTCTTGGTAAATCCCAGGTTGAGGTTCTCTTCTGCTTTTGCGCTGTCCTCTATGTAGATAGGTACTAACATTTATCCAAATGTATTTCTTTTACTGTAATTATGCAACATATTACTGCTTTTTTACAGTTTAACCGAGCAAAATATTTATAAGATCCACACGTTGGTTGTTTACCCTGCTGAGCATCAGGTATTCGCTTATGTACTCCCAGGCTATCTGGTTTTGTTTCTCCGCGTCAACCTCTCCTGATAGTACTGCTCTTATCGCATCGTAATATTCCGAAGGGTTGTTATATGACAGTGCTCCCGGTACGTTCCACCATCCAGGTACTACGCAGGCTGCTCCGGACCATGAGCCTTCTATAAATCCTATGTTCGAGCGGCAGCGGTTGAAAACATTGTCATGCAGTGGTACATGAAAGACTTCAGGGGCAATATCCAGTATCTTCTTATGGTACATGATAATGTCCATGCCCTGGATGAAGCTTTTGTTTTGCGTCTCGGCAAAGAACCAGGGATAATAACCCATAAACATAAACTCATGGTCCGGGTGCTCTTGTGTCAGCTTGTTAATCTCTTTGCCGTATGTCATCATGTCGTAAATATGAGCAGCGGGTCCGCGCCATAGAACTCTCTTCTCCCTCTTCTTTAGTTCGCGCCTGCGGAAGATATCATCATTAAAAGCGTTAGGGATAACGCGTATATTACGGTTGAATTGCTGATAACATTGCTTTAAATATTCAACTGGCACAGTCACGACGTCGGCTGCCCGGAGGCACCTTTTTACATTCTCCTGTACTGCCGGGCTGTTATATGTCTGGTGTGCCGGGTTCTCTGGGTTGAGGACAAAGAGGTTATCATCGTAGTCCACCCATATAGGCTTATTCATATCCTTTGCGTAAGCGATAAGGTTAGCTGCTACCTCGGTATATGGCCTCTGCAGCATGATAATATCGTAATTAGATATGAGTTGCCATGTTACAGGTACCTGGTCCCAAGAGAGGACATCTACCTCATGTCCTGAGCGGTTCTTTAGGTCGTGTGCTATCCCCGACGCCCTGTAATAGCAGGTTGGGTCGTTCTTGTCCGGTACTAAAAATAATATTTGCGCCATAGTCCTATACTTCAAATCCTGTCATCTGGTTAGTGGTGTCATCTTTTAGTCGCTCCATCTCTGTCTCGGCATCTTCAACGAGCGGGTTGATCTCAACAGCTGTCTCTTTAGAGAGGATGCCTCCTGTTCGGGCTACTGTGATATTGTCAATGAGCTCTGTATTGTTCTGTGGCAGGTAAGGTGTTATCTTAGGTATAAGCTGCACTGCCTCTGCCTCTCTTTCTAGCGAGGTGTCAATCACTTTGCCGATAGCTGCTTTGATTATGTTAAAACGTCGCTGCAGGCCCATGCCGAATATCTCTTCTTTCTTCGATACAGCGAGGTGTGCATCCATAAAAAAGGCTTTCATAGTAAACTGCGCAATAGTACCCATCCCTTTCATTGCGCTGAATGATATGTCCGGTGTCTGGCTGAGGGTGTATATCAGGTCGCGCAGGTTGTCCTGTTCCATCTTTATGCTTTCCGGCGGTGAGTTAAGGGCTAGGTAGTTGGCTTTGGCATTCTCGGCAAGCTGTAGTATCTTTCCCTGCTCCCCTTTCTGGGCAAAACCGAGTATCTCACCTACCACTGCAAGGATAGGGGAACCGAAGTAGTCATTCATGTCGGCATGGTTTGAGACTGAATCTTCAAGTCTTTTTATCATGCTGGCCACGTCGCTCCATTCCGGTCTCTTCTGGCTGTGATATATAACAGGTATCTTCTTTAGAGCATTGGGTATCGGGTTGATGTTCTTCACTCCTTCCGGTGTCACCACCTCAACCAGGTCGTCGAGCTTCCACACATTGTCGCGGTTGACATACCGGTATTCGTAGTCGTTGGTGTAGACATCGTAATGGTCAACATCTTTATTGTCCTCCTCCTTCAGTTTGTAGCTGCGGGCAAAGGCTATCATATCGCCTGTCGAGTCGAAGAGCGGGTATAACTTATCGCCCAGGTCCGGGGACCAGATATTGCATTTCAGTGTATACCTGGGTTTTGCTTTTCCTGTCTCAACGAAATACCACACTTCGGCGCATTCCATTTCGCTCATCAGCCGGCGTGCTATCTCTTTGTTCTTGTAGTTCATCTTGTTGTTATTAAGGATCCGCTCAACAGAGTTAACAAGTGCTTTCTCTTTATCGCTCTCGCTCTCGTATACCGGGTTTATCTTTACCGGTATGTTAAGCATAAAACCTACACGGCGGTCCACGATAAGCTGCTGGAAGCTCATGCCTATACGTGCCGGGTCGATATAGTCTACTATTGTCTTTTCGGTGGCTGCGCTACTAGTGTCACCATACCCTTTGACTATCTTCTTCTTTTGCCGATAGTTAGCATCGAATATATCATGGTTAGCTACCTTGTATTCTTTGATAGCCTCCTCCTGTGATACTTCAAAACTTGGCGCGTTAGTGGTGAAGAGCTGTGCTATCTCTTTATAGCTCTGTTTGTCTATTACTTCGAGGGCGTTTTTAATATTCATTGTTTTAGTTGTTTATGGTAATAGTTCACTTAGTTGCTGTAGGTTCATCATTTTCTTTCTGTTCTTGCCGATAACCTCCTGAAGGATGACATACCTGGCCGCATCGATAGCATGGTTAAACTCATCAACGGGCTGGTTGGTGTACCGTCCTTCTTTGTCCTGATCATAGACATAGTTATCAAATTCTTTCTTTATGTTTGTGGACCGTTTTGTTATAAATATCTTATACTCCTGCATCTTTGTTATCCCTGCCATTATTGACCCCTGGTATTTCTCAACAGCATGAATATTGAGTCCGGCGTTGTATATCTCGTCTATCAGTCGGGGATCTGCACTTTCGGATATTATCTTACGGTCCTTGCAGTTGGCTTTTAATACTCCTATTATGTCGTTGGTGAGCATCCTGGTCCGGTAGCATATCTCATCAAGATATAACTCTTCGCCATGGATGCCGACTTCGAGTATCGCTGTGGGATCGTTCGTGTATCCGAAGTCCATACCAATGAAGCGTTTCTTAACATATCCCGGTATCTGGTCAATCATTTCATAGCTTTCAAATATTCTGCCTTCAATGACTGCCTGAAGTCCGAGGCCGTAAACTGTCCAAAGTGATTTGTTTTTATCCCTGAGCTTTTCAATATCTTCAATGATCTTCTGTTCAAGAAATGGATTGTCTTTGTAAGTGCTGATGAAATGATGTGTGTCCGGGTCCTTGTTCACCTGCTCGATCCAGTGATCTTCTGAGAATGATGGGTTATAGTCCATAATCGCGAATCGTGTTGTTCGCATTATAAGCTGTTGCCATTCCAGATAACTTATTTCATTCGCTTCGTTTGCAAATAATATGTCACGTTTGCGGCCTCTGATCTTTTGTTCGTCGTCCGTTGAAAAGAACTCAACCCAACTGCCGTTATGAAACCGGTATATCAATTCAGTCTTATTAAATGACTTCGGGTCGTATATTTGCATCCTATCAAGAATGCCTTTGAAGTCAATCAGGACTGAACCTTTCAGCGCAGGCAGTGTTTTTCTGACTATCGACAAGCGTAGTCCGGGATTCTGCAATAGATAAGTTAAAAGCCAGATAACTGTGTTATATGTTTTGGCGCTACGCGATGATCCCTGTTCGCTGATAATTGTCTTACCGGCGTCAAGCCCTTCGTTAATGCCGTTCCATATCTTTTCAGCGACTTGGATCATCCTTCTTTACCTGTGCGGCGTTGTTGATTATTTCGATTTGAATTGAGGATATTAAAGGTTTGCCATCCTTGCCTGTTACTTCTTGCTTATCCCTCCATCCGTGTTTGTTGATCAAAACGAACTTTGTTATAGCTGCATTTAGCTTGTCTGCAGTTGCGTATTTCTGGAGCTTAAGTTCCTGTATTTTACGTGCCTTCTCAAGTAAATCAGAAAACGACGAATATTTTTTCCTTAAATATCCGATCACGTTCGGGTGTAAATCTCTCTCAATTACCAGAAATTCTTCCCAGAAAATGTTGATAGCATCTTTCTTCTGCCATGCTATTAAATCATGGGCCAGCTGATCAGCTCTCTTCTTAGTCCATTTCGGTTTCGGCTGGTATGTCGAGCTGAACTTCTTCCCGTCTTCGGGTCTTATCATTTTGTATCCTCCTGGCATGATAATGAATGTTTTTTAATTTCAATTCCCGGATCAAGTTTCTGCATCCTGTCAATAATAACCTGACAATATTTCGGGTCTAACTC